CCTACTGTAGTGAGCTATGTAAAATATTATTAACCTATATAAGATGTGAAAAGTTCCCTGTAGGTAAAGGAACTTTTATAGGTTGGCTTAAAACATGTAGCCTAAGTATTTACCTAGAGGAGTGTAAGGATTCAAAAACCTACTATAACGATCTATGGGAATGTATAATTCTATTACGTTATATTATCTTAGAGAAAATACTCCCTAAGACTTATAGTGATTATGGATGTAAGGTATATATAAGTAACATTGTATATCCCGGTCCTAGAGATGAAATAGTTTTCCTCATAAGCACTGAGCTTATGTTAAGAAGTTTAGGTATCACATTTGAAGATAAATAAAACTAGCCTAGGTCTACTATATAGTAGACCTAGGCTTTGATAACTGGTATGAGAAACTAATGTTGCTCGGCAGAGCTAGATAAATCTAAATAACTAAATATAAGGAGATTTAAACATGCAACCACTACAATTATTCTTTAACTATAGAAACATGAGAGAGGGACCAATCTATAGTCTACCACTTAACTTTCCAATGGACATATTTGCGTTACACAACCTCTCTTGGATACTTACTACACCGCCTGTGCTTGGAAAGGAAGTAATAGCCACGATTGCTATTAATCCAAATAGCAAAGATAACAATAAATATGAGACCAAAGGTGTCTATGTATCTATAACTAACGAGCCTATGGAAGAGAACTACTATAATAACTACATTACGGATGAGTATAAGGTTACGAGTCTAGGATATGACTATCCGGAAAACCATATTGAGGATTGGAACTCTAAGGTAGAGAAAGAAGCAAAGAAGAATGAAGCGGAATATGTTAATGCGGCTAGATGGGATGCTATACCAGAGCATAAAGATCCTATCTCTCTTATAAGGGAGTTTTTCAATTCACCGCATATGACCGCTACACCTGGAGTTGACTCTAATGGAGTTAGAACTCTTGTGTACAAAATAACTACTCTAAGTGATATCGTAATGTACGATACAAACAAAGAGCTACCTTTAAAAACAGGTTTCGCGACTGATGAAACATGCGGCGGTAAAAGTTATGCAGTCGTATACAGTATATTACGAGCATGGTCTAGGGTCGAATGGCTCTATGACCTAGTAGATAAACTAAATGAGAAACTTAGGCCTAATGGTATCAGCATCTCAGCTACGTCATATGGCATAGATAGCGATACCCTAGATATTAAAGTTGGATTATGGGATAATGGTATGTATAAATACGGTTTCCCATTTACGACTTATAATCATCTAGAAAAAATACCGGCTATGGGTGTTAAATATATAGCACACGTAGCCGATGCGCTTCGCGATAACAGTGATGCTATAAACGCGATACAAAGTATCATTGTTCATGCAGCTAGACATATGTTGGGTAAACCAACGATAGAGCAGATTATTCGCGTAGAGCATATGTAACGATAAAAAGGAAATTATTATGCAGGTAGAAATTAAAGATAGGCCCTATACTGAATATGAAGCAAATCGAAAGGCGTGGGTAGCGGCATCTATTAATACAAATGCTGTAGCTGCGGTTCGTAAGGTATTCAATGCTCCTGATGATATACCTATATTACGTAAGGGATTTGGAATTATATATAGATTAGATCACTCTACAGATATGATACTTTCTTCTCTTTGTAAATGGGGATATCCATTAAAGTTCAACGTAACATTTGAGTTTAACAGCAAATCGCAACATATATCAAATACTGCACTTCTAAATGTTTTACAGGCATGGGCTGTACATGAAGACTTCCAGTATAAGGTTGGAATTGAGAATACGAAACTTGATGTGTATGATCTTAGTATAGATGCTGTTTATGGTCTAGATGATACGGATATCGTACATATTCGTATAGGTCGTAAAAATAATGTAGGATTTAAGTTTGAAGATGGTAATTACACTGTAGTGCTACCAGGTTATTATAATACAGACATCCTTATTCCAGTTTGTAAAAATAATGAGGAGCTTGATGCGATAAAAGAATCCATCAGAAACTTATTAGATCGCACTAGAGTATATAAAGGCTGGAAAGTCTTACATACTGCATTAGCCGAAGCAAAAGCTGAAGCTGACGAGAAAGGTTTATATAAATAAAACTAAGACTACTAGAGCATATGCTCTAGTAGTCTACGATTATTTTTTTTTAGTTAAAGTAAAATATTTTCAGTTGTATATTATTCATATAGTATTGTATTTAGAATTATTTATTCTAAAAATAAGACTAGCTTATTATATACAATACTTAATATAATATACAAGGAGTGATCGATGGATTTCATCGATACGTTTAAGGCTATAAATAAGCCAAAAACTAGATCCACTGTTAAGGTGGATCTATCCAAGGGTAACGATATGGTTAAAATGTCTAACTCTATCGTTGCAGGTGATGGTAAGTCCTTCCAATTGTTTAGCGACAAACTAGGACTTACCGTCCAACAAAAAGATGCTGTATTAGCTACAGCGTCTGGATTCGGTTATAAAATCTAACAAAATATAACCGCATCTAAATGCTACCAAGTATCTAAAAGATACTTGGTAGTGTATTTTTTTTTTCTTTATATAGTATAACGATAGCTCATATCGCTGATTGATTTTATTACAAGGAGACAATATGGTAGATTATACTCTGCAATATAATAAGGTAGGCGTGAGTCTTATAAGGCATTTTTTAGAACCACCTATTATATTAGCGTCTAGCTATGTATTCCCGGATAACTCTGTATTTTATTGGTTTAAACCAACTGATGGTATAGAACGAGTATCTAGGACATTTCCATATCTAGCTAAAACTAATAAAGCCGTAGTTATAACACCTACTAAATATAGTAAGAAAGTAGAAGGTGGGTTTACACTAGATAATGATAAGGTTAAATTTGCATATGATAAAATAGTTAAGGAAGAAAAACGTTATAAGTTTTTAAAACCAGATACTATAGAATCTTCAGGTAGAGATCTTACTATATATAACTATGGTATCCTTAACTATGTTAATGATTATAAATCTGATGTTAAGAATAAAATCTATAAATACTATAATGCTAGTTATAGACTTATAGAAGATTTAAAATCTCTTAATAACGCTAATAGGTTTATACTTATAGATATACCTAATAAATTACCTAATACAGAAGAACTAGATGTATTCGCTACTAAGTCTACTGTAGGTAATATGGTTAAATTAGATTATAAATACTATAATCTAATAGAGCTATGGAAATGGTTAACACCATCTGTTAAACAAGAAAGTATATTTAACGGTATAGCTAACCATAAACTAGATAAAACAACTTTACTCATATCTATGGATACTAAAGTAGTTCTACTTAACTTAGGTTTCCTATATAATATAGTAGAAGAGTATAAGGATAATAAATATGCTGTAAATAACGAAAGTCTAGTTCAAGAGTTCTTTACATTACTAGGACTTGAACTTAACCAAGAAGCACTCAATGGTCAAGTCGCTGCATATCCTGCTAGTATGATACGTAACCTACTATATATATTAGTATATCAGTTAGTTAATGGTAAATCTGTTAACCTGGAAAGAATCTCTAGTATAGATACGGATTATGAATCTAAACGTATCGTATCTGAAATGAAAAAGATAGAAAAAGAAAAGAAACTATCGTTGTCTTCTATTATAGAAGAGTTTGCTATACAAGAGAAATCCGGTATGATCGATCTATCTATAGATAGTGACTTTGACGATTCTGTATTTGATATATCTAAGTTAGAAGCAGATGAAGCCGCCTTGAAACAATCTCTAGATAGAACTTTTGACTCTATAGAAGAGTTAAAGAAATATAAGTATCAAGATGATGCTAAGATGAAAACCATTAGCGAGTTAAGTTCTCTATACGAATCTAAGCTTATAAGTAAGAAACAATATATGTCATTCTTAGCTTCTATAGATAAACAAGATAAGATAAAGAATCCTTATCTTACTACAGAAACTATAGATAAAGCTCTAGACTATGATATGGATAGTTTTAATATAGACGAGAAAGATGCCACTGTAGCTAAGTCGGTTCTACTGTTCGACGAAGCTGTAAGTAAGAACGTCTTAGGTAGCTTACAGAGGAAGTATCTAAGGGAACAGTATAGAAAAGATATCATACGTTGTGTATATAGCTTACAGAACTATAATAATATCATCCTAGATTATAAGGTAACTGATAAAACAGATATTATGGGTAGTGTAGAGGAACATAGAATAGAAGTTCTTAATCTATCTGGTAAGAAAACAACATTAACATTCGAGATACCTTATATAAACGAAGAAGGTGTGATAAAACTCAATGGAACAAATTATACCCTACGCGCGCAACGTACAGAGGTAGTCCTACGTAAGATAGATGCTACTACAGTGGTACTCAATTCCTACTATGGTAAGTTGTTTATAAATAAGGCCAATGCTAATAATGCTAAGGTAAGCGTAGGTAAATGGTTCTTAACGATGTTACTACTTAAGCAGGATAGTAATAAACCTGAATACGATAAGAAGTTAGTTAACGTCAATGCAGAGGGTTCATCATTCCCAGATGTTAAGCTTCCATTACTATACGCTCAAATAGCCAGTTATACTAAATACTTTACGTATGATGGTTATATCTTTAACTTTAACTATAGTAAACGTCTTACTATAATAGAAGAGTATAAAGAAGAAGATATAATAGGATATGAAGGTTCTGCTATGGTGTTAGTAGCTAGTAAAGGTAAAGAACTTCTATTCTTAGATTTTACCAATAATCTACATAGTCTAGAGAAAGGTAAGTTGGTTAATATAGGAAGTATATTCGAGTTCTTGAATATAAATCCTGAAACATTACCTATAGAGTATGCAGGTGTAGTTCTACTTAAAGAATATACACCATTAGTATTTCTACTAGGTTACTATATGGGATTAGAGAACCTACTTAAGGTATTGAAAGTTAACTATACTCTATATGATGGCAATAAGAGAGTTGAACTTACTAGTAACCAATATTCTGTTAGGTTTAAAGATAAGAAGCTAGTTATAGATAAAGATAGTGGTCTAGGTGATATGATACTAGGTGGATTAATAGTATCTGAAAATGTTACTAAGTTAATCCAATATGGTAACTTTAACAGCAGAGCAGGTTATGCTGTAGTATTTAGCAAACTATTTAAAATAGAAAGTAACGTTAGATACGTAAATGAAATCAAGTTGCTAGAAACTATGTTCATAGACCCTATGACATTAAATGTTCTTAAAGCTACTAAACAACCAGAGTCTTTTATAGGTCTACTCATAGTAGCAGCAGAGTTGTTACTTAATAACGACTATGGACATCCTAATAACCTTAAGGATATGTTAATCAAAGGTTATGAGCGTGTAGCTGGGTTTATATATAAAGAACTAATACTAGCTCTTAAGGACTATGAAAATAAATCAGTCTTTTCAAAAGCTAATTTTGTTATGGATAAATATGCCATAATGAATAAGCTTAACGAAGATTCTACTAAGGTAGTTGTAGATGATTTAAATCCTATAGCTACTATAAAACAAAAAGAAGACTTAAGTTATCTTGGAGTGGGTGGTAGAAGTAAAGAAACTATGGTTAAGTCTACTAGAGAACTTCATAGTTCTGAAATAGGAGTAGTAAGTGAAGCTACTAAAGATAGTGGCTCTGTAGGTATAACAGCCTATATGACTGCTTCCCCACTATTAGACAATACCACTGGTATAATAAAGGATAATAAAGATATCCAAGTAGGCTGGCAAAACTTGTTAAGTACAACAGGTATGCTAGCTCCATTCAGTATCAACGACGATACTAAACGCCTTGATGAACAAGTTGGGGCCGTTACATGGGAAACTGTGTGATGATAACTTCTTTAATTGCTGGAAACATCTAAAGCCTCTATACCTTATATGTAGTAAGGTGTGTGAACGGAAACAAGTTAGAGGATGTTAACTAGAGATGCAATACAAGGGACTATATTATAGACGCTAATATATATCCTTCTCTAGAACACTAGTAATGATCAACCAGCAGCGAAGCTTCCTTATATATAGGAAGAACGTTCAACGACTATCCCGTTAGGGAGTACATAGCAAGCGCTATGGAAATAAGAAGTACCTAAGTATGTAATTACATATATGGTAAAGATATAGTCTTCTCTAATATGAAAGTATTAGATTGTGTTATAACCAAGTTTCTCCGAAATTAAACTATAATAGGAGAACACATGGATAAAGATTTCGAGTTAGTTAATATTCCCGGGTTTGAAGATTATCAAATAGACAGATACGGAAATCTATATTCTAAGCTATTTAAGAAATATATGCCTATATATATAGGTACACCTCAAGCTGGTAAACATTCTTACAAGTTGTATACGGATGGATGCTATAGATTTATAGCTAGGAGTAGATTAGTAGCTATGGCATTTCTACCATTACCTACTTTAGACGGTGAAGGTAATTATCGTATGTATACTGCATTATATCGTAATGGTGTAGAAGGTGATGATCACGTAGATAATCTATATTGGGTTAAGAAGAATATTCCTATAGAATATAAACAGCCAGACTATGATATAAGAGAAAATGAACCTATTCTTATCTATTATATAGATAAGGGTACAACCGTGGAATACAAAGATAGTTCAGATTTCGTAAGTAAAACAGGATATCCTAAAGAAGAATTATTTAGGAGATTAAGTTCTACCTTTGGAAGTATATTCCAAGATAAAACTATGATTAAATATGCTTCAGATCCTAGACCGTTTAGAATGGACATAGTAGAAGATATTAAAAACTCTTATGTAATAAAAGGCTATTCATACTACCTATATAACTATATTACCAAAAAGGGAATGACCTTAGATAATCTAGATGATGCTTGCACGATTATCAAAGTATCTGGTAATTTAGGTAAAGCCTTTATCTTTGCTAGGTATATGACATATAATGGATATACTATTATTAAAATACCTAGACTATGTAACCTAGAGAATATACCTATGGAATATAGATCTGACTTAGAAATCATTAAGAACTTTATACATATCAAAGGTAAACATTCACCTGTTATAGCGGAAGATGAATCTGGGAATAAAGAAGTATTCCCTAGTATTAGATCATTTACTCTAAAAGTCAATGGTAGCGTAGCTACTGTATTCCGTAGATTTGAAGCTGATGGTAGAACTATAAACTATCGAGGCTATAGAGTAACTAAACTATCTGAACTAACTGATGATGAACTTATAACACAAATCAAGCTTAGCGACCTTGAGAAATTTGTAACAGCAACTTTGCGTCCATCCATGCCGCACACGTAGTGCCCATGAACGATATGAGAGCACCTGTCGTACTTACAGGCTATGAAACTATGATAGCTATCAAAGCAGGTAGTAAGTTTGCTAATATAGCTATAGAGGAAGGAGTGGTTAAAGAAGTAACGTCATCTTCTATAACCATAGATTATAAAACCAAAGGTAAGGTTACTTATAAGCTTTACTCTTGGACATCTAAAGAAGAATCTGAAGCTTGCTATACGCATAATATGGTAACTAGTTTAGAAGTAGGAACTAAGGTTAGTAAAGACGATACTATAACCTATGATGATTTCTTCTTCGAGCCTTGTCTATTTGAACCTAAGAGAGTTATATATAAACAAGGAACTCTAGTTAACGTTATGCTATCTGAAGATCCAGAGACTTGGGAAGACTCAGCAGCTGTAAGTAAGAAGATGCATATTAAATTAGGTACTACGTTAACTAAGGTTAAGTCTATAGTTATAGATAAAACTGAACATATAGCTAACTTAATAGAAGTTAATAAACACGTAGAACCTAATGATACATTACTTACTATACTATCTGGAGATATGCAACTATCTAATATATCAGACGCTAAAGCTCTAGAGATACTGAAAGATTTAGGTTCAGTATCTCCTAAGGCTAAGGTAGAAGGTGATATTAATAAGATCTTAGTATATTATAACTTTGATCCTAAAGATAGCTCTATAACACCATCTATTAAGAAGCTAATAGAATATTCCGATAAGATACTTCTTAAGAACACTGGTTATACAGGTAGAATAACAACTGGTTATAATGTTAATGGAGTTCCGTTACAACAGGACCAATTAGTTATTAAGATCTATATAACTGTTAAAGAGAAAATGGGTCACGGCGATAAATACATATTTAGTAACCAATTGAAATGTACAGTTGGTGAAGTATTCGACTATGACTTAGTTACGGAATCAGGTAGAGTTGTAGATTGTGTATTCTCTAATAGATCTATCATAGCACGTATCGTTAATAGTCCTGCTCTTATAGGATCTACTACTACTGTTATAGATAAGATCGAACAGAATGTTATAGATATGTATTTTAAATAAGTAAGTCCTCTACCACTCCTATATAGGAGTGGTAGAGTGATATGATTTATTGTCTTCGTATTACAGCTATACTGTAATACTACGATTTTTGTCATTTGTAAGAAATGACAAAATTTCACCTGTATATTATTTATATAGTAGTAATATACAGCACAGCAACTAACGCAGTGATATGGAATTACTATTTATCTTTTTAAATATCCTAAAAGGAGGAAACAATGTCTCTAATTTCTCCAGTTGCGTTAATGACGTCAAATGTCCCAGGCGGTATCCAAGTAGCTAGTGGTGATATATTACTAACATTCGTAGTATATACAGCTATACTAACCACTATGGTGGTAAGTTTATGGTCTATGACCGATAAACTACGTAAAATTAAATAACAGTAGACAGTAGGAGTTATATAACTCCTACTGTCCATACTTTTGTTTTTTTTTCTTTAATATCAAGCTATATAAGGGTTTTGTTTCTTGAATTACAACTATATATACTAAGGAGAACCCTATGGATCCGAGAATAAAGGATATGGCAGATCGTATAGAATACATTATAGAGCTTACTAAAAGAACGGTTGCTATAGCAGCTAAATCTGATAGTGAAAACATAATGAATGGTGAAAAGTTAGCTAATAGCGAACAGGATGATATTATAACTAATATAGTTATAGATAAAATAAGAACAACAGTTGGAATATAAGGAAGTAGACTATGGGTACTATAAATATAAGACTAACATCTGAAGCTATGGCTAGAGCTATGGTAGAAAAAGGTAAAAGATTTGATTTCGACTATACTAGCGGAATGAATGCTTTTAACAACGGAACTAACAATGCTAAAGTAGGCGATAACGCCTATGTAGCACAGCAAGTAGCTATGATAGTTAAAAATGAAGTAAGACTATATAAGAATGACTGTCAAGCTCAACTAGTTGATTTCATTAACAAATCTAAAGAATACCTAGGTAACAAAGGAGTTAATAAAGCTTCTCTATATACTATAGTAGAATTAGATCTACCTGAGCTATGTAAAGATGCTGATGATTTAGGTATTTTTAAAAGTCTAAATAGTAGACATCCATTTCCAGATGGACTACCACCATTCAACGCTGTAGAGGTAACTGATGTATCTTCCGAAAAAGCTTCTCTTAATAAGTACTATAAAGATCTATTCGTAGATACATTAACAGCTGAACAAGTTAGTCAAATACTAACTGATGCATTAACACCAGGTATACCATTTGATTATCTACTTAGACTAGATACTATAGTAAGAGGTTGGTGTTTACTTAACTTCTTTAAAGAAAAAGATATCAACTGTGGTCTTGATAAAACACAGCTTATCCAAATGATAGACTATATAGATAATAAAATCTATAAGGCTATAGAGCTATATAAAGAATATGAGAAAACTGAGAGAGTAGTTATTACTACTAAACTAGTAGATGGTACATATGCTGTATATGTAGTTAAATCTGTCTATAATACATTAACAGGATTTCCTGGTATAGTAGATGCTATATTTGGAGTAGCATTAAGAACAGATAAAGAATATGCATATAGTGGTACATTAGCTTCTGTAGAAGATAGTAAATATAAAACAGCATTCCTTAATAACAGAGAAATCTTAATAAGAGATTGGAATACTTATATAGCTGCTAATACTACTGAAAATGCATATGTACGTTATAAACGTATAAAATATGGATTTAAATTAGCATTTGAATATATCCTATCATCGGTAGCTCCTGAGTTACTAGCATATTCTACATTCCATAGTAAAGCGGATATGATAAACACATTTGACGAATATTTAGCTACTAAAGAACTCTATGATACCAACGAGTTCATAGAGGAAACAGCTTACTTTGTTATAGGTAAAATATTATTCAATAGGACTAACTATTATAAGTTTATGACTATTGGAGATAAATACCTACGTAATAATCCTGATGTTAATCCTGAAGATGTAATTGGTTATATTATTATAGAACTAGTTACTGAGTTATATCTAGGTAAAATGCAAAAGTTTGATATACAATAAGAAAAGAGATCTAAGTTATGGCTATAAGTCTAGAACCTAAGAAACTAACAAGAGATGCGGAGAAGATTAAAAGGCTATTTAAAACTGTAGGTGAAACTACAGTAGTTAATTCTGATATAACCATATTATTCCCTAAAAGATTTATAAATAAAAATCTTTGTGATTTAGATATGGTAACAACGGTAATAGCATATTACGCTATTATAGATTTTAAAACAAACACATATGCCATAACATTAGTACCTGGGTTTCAGACTATGAAACCCAGCTCTATATCTTTGTATAGTATCGGTGGTAAAGGAGATGAAAAATCTCTATATATAGGATTAGGATTTAAGAAAGATGATGTCGTAGTTCTTAATAATACGTTAGTTAAGAACTCAGATTGTCTTTACCATATTCTATCAGAGTTTTATATCAACGGTAATATACCTTGGTATATGAACTACGAAGATATTTCTAATATCCTATTAGAATGTAAAAAGTATACTGATACTAATATAGGTAATGATCCAGCTGGATTAGAGATACTTGCTAGTATCGTAGCTAGAGATCAAAACTATAAAGCATATAGAGAGACTATCTCTAGTAGAAATGAGATATTCACTAAGCCTCCATATTTTGTAGGACTTAATAACGTTATGGCTTATGATAATACTGGTAGTAAGTTAATAGGTAACTATTTTGGAGATGGATTAACATCTGCTCTAATAGACCAAGAAACACATAGTTCTGATAGTAGTAAACTATTAAGATCTTAAAATATATAAAACTATAGGATTAACAAGATGGAAGATAAATTTAAAGTAGTGTTATCCGCAGCTGCCTATAAACCTATGCAAGGTAAGGAAATTGAAAAAGACAGCTCTGGATATTATAAAGTAAGACTAGGTGCATTTAACGTATTTAACGCTAAAAATGCTTTTTATATCTCTAAAGGAGTAGATGACCTTATTAACAACCCTAACAGTATTTTCTATAGGAGATTGAAGAAAGGTTACCTATGTGGAGAAATGGGACATCCTAGTATGAAACCTGGAATGTCTATACAACAGTTTATCTATAGATCTTCTATTATAGACCAAGATAACATAGCATTCCATATTAGAGATATAGAGCTAGTAGATACTGGTGAAAAATCTGAGAAACTAGGAATGTACGGTAACGTTATAATTTGCTATGGATGGATTAAACCAGCAGGTCCTAAAGGTAAATACTTACAGGAAGCATTAGATAACTCTGATAGAAACATTGCATTCTCTGTTAGGTCTGTAAGTAAAGATTTTGTAACTAATGGTATAACTATTAAAGAAACAAAATCTATAGCTACTTGGGACTGGGTAGTAGAACCTGGTATCAATAACGCTAATACATTTGATATGCTTAACAACAGAAATATCAATACGGAATCTTTAGCTGTAACTATAACAGAAGAAGATATAAAAACTATGGAAGCATCTATTAGATCTGATGTAGTTAATGGTACTATTAACCAAGAGTCTGCAGATGATGTTATAGAGTTTGCAGAAGACATACGTGGCGCATTCTCTCCTGTTAGGGAAAGAGGAATGATAGGCTGGAAGTAGCCATACTATAAAATAACATACTCTCCGGTTCTATCAGACCGGAGAGTATGTAACTTATTTTTATAATAAATATAAGGAGTTAATATGGCTAATATAGGTTCTAACTACCTATTAAGAAATTACTTAGTTAATAACCAAGAGACAAGTGATGCTACCATGTTAGATACATTTGTTCTGTCTGAAGAAAAACCATTAGACGGTAATAGTAACGTATTAGACGTAGAGTGGGTTAGAAGTAAGTATGGAATATCAGATGCTGAGTTAATGGTATATAACGGTATGAACTTTAGGGATGCTAGATATTTTACAACAGCTAGTTATAAATACACTAGTAGTAAGTTAGGTTCTCATATCTCTTGTAACCCTAAACCTCAATACACTAGATATGCCGATATAAGACCTGATTATAACGCAGCTAGACATAAAGACCATACATCTATAGTAGGAGATGAACTAGGTGGCGATGAAGGTACTATGGGTAGATATTACTCAGAAGCTATAGACGATAACGTTAAATTAGTTTACTTTACATTTGGCACTAAACGATTCAATGGTCTTATAGATTACTTCTTCTCTGCTATAGACTATGGAGATAGTATAACAGCTAATACAGGTAAACGTCCTACATTCTATAACTTAGGTTATACTGTAGGTAGTGCATTAGTATTTGCTTGTTTCCCTATAACAACATTACTAGTATGGGGAATTAAGCTTATATCCAATCTACTCAGTATGAATAAATCATTCGATTATTACTATATGCAACCAGCAATGCACGTATATTGGTCTAGTGTTAATACTATAGCAACTCATCTTGCTATAGAGCTAGGATTGATCAATCCAGTATTCGAAAAGAAAATGGATGCTAAGGTAAAAGAAGAAACTCATAGCTTAGGTCTAGGTGTAAGTTTAAGTCAGGATGAGCTTACGCATATAGCTCAAATACTAGGTGGAGATATATTTAACGCCAATACTCACTATCTAGATATATATGCTGTTGTAGTTAAACCACAACTTAGATATATAAAATATCTAGAACGTAGACAAAAAGCGTTAGAGTCTGCTAGTGAATCAGTACAGCCTATGCTAGATGACGAGGGTGGAGTTATAACACCTCCTAGTTTTTCTCAAAAAGGAGAAGACCAACGAAGTCAAGATCTTCCTACTAGCCTTATGAACTTTCAAAGTTACCTAGATGATTACATTAAAGGACCAGATAGTCCTTGGACTGATCAAGATGAAAGTTTTAAAATCCCAGATATGGCAAATCAGGTTACAGATGAGAATAATAAAGAAGGTGGAGGTGGGCCTACTGGTGCTAATGATGAAGCATATAAGGAACAGATTAAATCTGTACTAGCTGATACGGATGAAGGTAATAGTAAGCGTTCTCATAACCCTACAGCATTTAGACATAATTTCCACGATGAAGAATCTGATAGTTTCTTTAATAAGTTCTTAAAGTCTATACAGTCTACTATACACGATGGTGCTCAGCATGCTATATTCCAAGTAGAATATATGGGATCTGTAAGTGAGTCGTTTAGTAATGATACTGGAGAGATACAATCTGGTAGTATGTTAAAAGCAGCAGCTAATGGCATGCGAGATATGAAGTTCTCTTTAGCTGGTGGTAATATGGGTATGGGATTTGACCTAGGTTCTGTTATAGGAGCTGTTAAGGATTTTGCTATAGGCGGACTTAACTCTATAACCTTTGGATTAGGTAATGTTATCTCTACATTACTAGGAGATCAGTATATAGATATGCCTAAGATATGGACTGATAGTTCAGTATCTCTACCTGGAGCACAGTTTAACATAAAACTAAGAACTCCGTATGGAAATGTATTTAGTAGGTATCAGAACTTATATATTCCGTTATCTATGTTACTAGCAGGAACATTACCATTATCTACAGGACCTGCTTCATATACGTCACCGTTCTTATGTAGTATGCATTGTCAAGGTATCAATAACATTAAGTTAGGTATGATAACATCATTACAGATAACTAGAGGAACAACCAACCTACCATATACTAGATCCTCTAGACCATTAGGTATAGATGTATCGTTTACTGTAACTGACTTCTCTAATATAGTAACAGCTCCAGTAAGCTCTTCTATATTTGCAGATATATTTATGTCTGGATATGACGATGAAGGACCATTAGGTAGATATATAGCTACTATAGCTGGTAGAGATATACAGACATTTAAATACTATTCTAATAGACTAGGTAGAAGACTAGCTAGAATAGGTGCTAATATAGAATCTGCACTATCGCCTTATAGATGGGGCGTTGGAACTGGAAATGCTATATTAGCTCCAGCTGCGTTATTTGTCCAACAAGGACATTTTAATATTAACGTAGGTGGGCTATCTTCTACCCAATAATGCATGCAGAGGTATGGAGTAAATACTCCATACCTCTGTGTTTATAATCTGTATGCTTCTAGTATATGCGTAACTTCATCCTCTGGTGCTACGTTAGGTTTAACCGTAGGTAAATTAGTTTCTATCATACTCTCTTTTTTCTTATAGCCATTAAACTCAGCATCTGTTATTTTATCATTAACTTCATAGTTAGCTACTCCAGCTGTACTAGCTACTCGATCCAACTCTTCTCTCCTAGAGAAATCTGCTGTTGTACTAGGTTTATAGTTAAAGTACTGGTTAAACGCTAGTATCTGGGATTCGTGGTATCTCATACCTTGTCTAAAATACCAAGTAAATCTTAAACCTTGATCTAAACCTTGGTATCTCTCGAATCCATTCTGTAGAGTTTGTCTAGCCCTATATACATTAGAAGGATCTGTCTCATCAGTCTTACGGTTAATAAGTCCACTACTATGACGTATGACTTTTAACCTCTCTATATCAGTAAGACTATTTCTACTCTCCGCTACTGACTTAAGAGATGTATATGATTTACTAGAATCTATTATCCTACGTATATCTAGCATCTTAGATACTTTTTCATCTTTAGCTAACTTAGAGAGATCTCTACCGTTAGTAGGACTATTACCTCGTCTAGTATATTCTGTAAATACAGATCCTAAATCCCACCCTTCAAATGGAACTCTTCCTTCTAAATACTTGTCCCTAGTAAGAGCTCTAAACTCTCTACCATCTAGACCAGACATACCGTCATCTAGTCCTCGATATCCTGTATAATACCAAGATGGTGCATTCTTATTTCTATATAGACCCATACGTAATGCTTTAGCTATTTCATATGGACTAAATGTTTTCTTAAGACTATTAAGGATATTATTAAAAGTAACCTTATCGTGTAGTTTACCAAATAGTAATCCCATTATAGTACCTAAAGATAATAAGCCTCCTAGCTTACCACCTAGACCTAATTTATTCATAAGTCTACGTATAGAAGCTTTAGATGCCAAACTACTTCCTATAGGACCTAATAGATCTTTAATAAACTTAATAGCTTTACCAAAGATAGTTTTTAACCATTTTAACGGTATACCTAATATATTCATTATCTTAGATATAACATCTTTAACTATACCTTTAACTGCTTCTATTATTTTATTTACAAATCCCATAGCTGTACTTATAATAGATTTAACTCCAGATATAATCTTATTAACTACATCAGTAACAGACTTAATAAGTCCTGTTATAGCAGATGTTACTTTACCTACTATCTCAGTTACCTTATCAAGACCATCCATAGCCTTACCGAGGAGAGAGGTATCTCCTCCTTCACCCTCAGATTGTTTTAGAGGTTTACCAGTTCCATCCTTAATAGATTCAAAGTTAGTTTTTATAGTCTGATTTAATACTTGCGTAGTGACTTTCTTAGTACCTACAGCCATATCTATACTCCTTATAGCGTGATATCATCGATAAAATCAACATCTACCCTATAGCTTACAGGCTATAGGGTAGATGCATATGAAAATATTATAACTATATATTATTTATATAGCGTATAATATAAATACGCTAATGATTTATCTTACTATAAGGAGATTACAAATGTATGGATAATCAATATCCTATAGCAGATCCATTCTCGGAAATATACGGGAATACAGCAATAGATAACATCGTTGGTAAAGACGACGTTATCAACACTGAAGTTAAGAGGTTGAAGGGCTTGGTTTCGAGATCAACCCTTCATCCTACTTTACAAGTAACCGCTGTAAGCGATCTGAACAGAGTTCTGTCGGACGTTAACAAGTCTAAGACAGAGAGTTGGTCTAAAGACCGTGTAACTAATATGTATAGAATGGTATTTACCTACCTCTATCATATGGCTACATATTTAGACTATAGAAGGCTATATAAAATAGCCTAGGTCTGTAAAGACAACTTCAGGTGTATATTAGTAGTATACACCTGAAGCAACCAAATCACATTTAATCATAAGGAATATAAATGTCACTAATTAAGTTTGTAGACAAAAATATATCCGTTAAGGATATACTAAATAATGAACATATCATTATACTAGATCCAGTTGAACTACGATGCTCTACAGAATTGAAGTATCAGTCTTTTAAACACGCTTTAAATAAATCAGAAGGATTTAAGGTAACAATATCCTCTGCTATCAAAATAGGAAGGAAAGTTAATATGCGTGTTGCGTTTAGTAGTTATACTCCTAACTATTTTGAACTATCCGGTACTGTAAATATACCAGCACACTGTGATAGTAACATAGTCATAGGTGTACAGGATAAGACTGTATACCTACTAGATGAAGATCAGATGGTTATTCTAGCTAGTGCATATGAGGAAACTAGAGGTCTACCTTTACATAAAGCATATATTAAAGGTAATGGCCCTACAGGTCCTAGATATACTATAGTAAGTAAAGATGATGAGTTAGAGGCGTTATCAGAGTGAGTATATGACTTATTTATGGTTATATATTATTTATATAGAGTTAAATATATAAATCATTAAGTTACCATATAGTTATGCATAATATAGTATAGCTATTGCAATACTGTATATATTAGTTATTAAGAAATAATAATTAACATATGGATGCATAGGATCCTACTATAATATATTATAGTAACATATAGTAATTATAAAGATATGTATAGGCAATTCTAAAATCTATTTTTCAAGGAGTTATAGCATGGCTATAGAAGTTAAGAAGTTCTCTGTTCAGTCTGAGGACAAGGAGAAGAAAACGGTATCGTTTCAATACGATGAAAAAGATGTCTTTAAAGATCATCTTAAGGCTGCTGAGATTTCAGAGGCTGCATATAGTAAGGTAAAAGCAGCCGAGAAATCATATGCGGAGGAAGTAGCCCAAGCTACCACAGACCTAGCTTTAAGTTACTTAAAGAAACATAAGGACACAGAGGCTGTGTCCACAAAGATGCCTTTCGGTATCAGAGGTTCTTTAACAACAAAAGTTGTTCGTGCAGATGAACATCGTAACGTTAGAACAGGTGAGACAGTCATTGCACCTTCACTACGTATGAAAGTCAAAGAGACAATCGTATCTGGCAAGCATATGGCTTCTCTTAAAGAGAAGCTAACTAGCGAGCTAGCTAAATAAATATCAACACAGGTAGTAACCATATGGTTACTACCTGTGCATCTTTATTTTTTTTTTATTATGCTGGATAAGGATCGTATGCCATATCTCCGTTACCTTGCGGCTTATCGAAGCTATGTGCGTGTTCATTATCAGCAACATTAGGATGGATATTTCCAACAGGGATAGTCTCAGCGACATCCGGAGTCTCATATAGAGAAGTCATTCTGTTCATTAAGGATTTAGCAAACTTAAGAACAGGTGGTGTTGAAATAGTCATACCTGTGAAACCTACAGAGAACTCTAAACCTTCTTTAGCATTAGCTAGGTTACGAGCCATTTCCATAGGACCACTTCCTTTAGGAGCCATATTGAATACCAATGCTGCCTTGATAGGAGAGATATTCAAGTTATCAGGCTCTACGTAAAGTACCGTAGCTGTATAGAACTCTGGTGTATACACGCCTGCTTTAAGAGCAGGATCAAGATCAGTACTATCTTTCTTCTTGTCGATATACTTAATAATACCAGCTTGTTGTGTATCAGGGTCCATGATACCTACAGTTATCCAGAAGTTAAACGTTTTAGTTATAGGCATACCTTTACGTTCTTTATACGTATAGTTAGGCTCTGAACGTTCTCTGGATACTCTAACTGGAGCTTCAAATTGCTCCTGAGCACCTGTTGGAGTTTGATCATAATCTACGCTTAGTGTCATTTTGATACCATCTATAGATTGCGGTATGTTCTCCATTAGGTTTTTAAATATACCTATCCATTTCTCTTTATCAGGTAGAAGCTCTATGAACCTAGGATATGATATAAGGATAGGAATCATATTCTCGCGAATGTATGGAGCAGCGCTTATCCATTCACCGTAGAACTTACCATCTTGAAGGTGGCCGTATCTCGGCATAACACCGAATTGTCCACCATGGTTAAGGTTCAACGCAGCTGATGCTCCTGCGTTGACTTCTTGAGCATTATATATTGCAGTTACTATTCTAGCTGACATATTTTAACTCCTTACTTTTCTAAATCTTCTGCTCTATAAGTACGAGTTGTGTACTCACAAACAGTCTTCATGTTGTTAGCGTAGAGTTTACCATATAGTTTATAGCTATAACCTCTTAGTTTATCTTTATCGGTTATTTCGCAAGTAGCGCTTGCTTTAACTACATCGGCAAACCTATCTGCTAGATCCGCTATCATATAGTCCTCAACAGCTAACTTAAACTGTGCATCTGTCATACTGATTGCACCAGAGAAGTGTTTCCATGTCTTATGTCCGGACTTAGTAATAGTACATAGTGCCATAATAGTAAAGTAACTATTAAGTACTGAAGTGTCATTACCATATACAGTCTGTAGAGCTGGGAAGAAGTAGTTAACCCTATCTTTCTTCTGCGGGTATATAATATTCGCAGACCATAGAGCAGGTTTAACACCATGCGGTATGAAATCAGGAACAATATCTGTACCAGAAGAAATAGTAGCATTATCCCCATGATCAAATAGATACTCACGTTTCCATTTACCATTAGCAGCACCTGCAAACCTAGCAGTTTTAACCAATAGGTCGTAAGACAATGGAACGTAATCTGTAAAGTTACTATTCCTTAGATGGTATGCACCACCTACTATTAGACCACGGCATGTTGCTGTTCCGTAGTAAGTAGACTCAGGGTTAAGCCTTAGGTTAGTATCTAGAGATACTCCTCTTGCTCTCATCTTCGCTAGTGATAACGGTTTTTCACCTACAGTATGTGTAGAGAGAACTACGAATGTATCTTTTCTTACGGAAATGAAATCTGCTATTGCATTTTTAGTCTCTAGTGTAAATCCACTATCCCAGAACGTAGACTCTACGTTATAAGCTAGTTCTTGAACTTCACTATTCTCATCTGCGTATTTAGCAAGCTCTTCTCTTGTCGCCTCTTCAAACGCTTCGTCACTGAGATCACCGTCTGTACCACCTTCGAGGAAGATTGGCTTATTAACAGACATATTAACTTCTTTCTGTATACCTGTAAGGATAGGTCTATCCTCGGAGATAATAACGTTCTGAAGTCTAATGTTCTTAGATGTCTTAGCGGTAAATGGATTTAGTAATCCAATTTGAGCTTCTAACTCTTCTACTTTACTAGCTTGGAAATCATACCAGTCTATAGATTTACCATAGGCATTATCTACAGCGTATAATCTAGGCTCAAACTCTATGCTATTCTTTTCAGCATTTAGCATTTGAGTTAGAAGTAGTTTATAGTTATCCTCGTATAGTCTAAAGTTACTAAATATATTAGGGCTATATGGGAACAATGGGTCATTCTCGTTGAACCATTCTTTACTCATAATGTGATTGAAATCACATCTAGCTCCTAATGAAGGGTCTTTAGTTACCTTATTAGTAAGAATCAACTCAGCATCATTTGCTCTAGCTAATGTTTTAAATATAGTAGGTGAAGATTTCTTATTCTTCCTAGTATATAGAGTAACATTATAAGGATAGAACTTAACATCCTTAGCTAGTTTAGCGTTAAAGTTCTCTAGATAGTTAGTAGTGATTGAGAAACCATAGTTATCATATCCAGTACCGAAGCTAGCAGCATGGATCTCGAATATTGGATACATTTTAGATTTGATTTCTTTAGAAACCATTATCTTCTTAGGTACCTCACGTCTCTCCGTGATTTCAACATCACGCTCTTCTTTTATTTCAACTTCACGTTCCTCTTGTACCTCGACCTCACGCTCTTCGGTATCTTCTACCATATGTTTACCCATAATAGGAACATCACGCTCTTCCATTACTGGGAAATCTCTTTCCTCTGTAATTTCAACACGACGTCTCTCTGTTATAGGAACATCTCTTTCTTCTTTACGCTCTACGCGTCTAGTTTCAAATTTATCAACAACTTCTATTTTTTCACCAGGGATAGTATATTCCATATCAACGTTTTTAATATGGTCTATAATACCTAGAGCATCTAGCTCTTCGTATGTCATAAACCCAGCTGGATAATGAGTAGCTATATCTATATATAGATCGTTAAACGCACAAATATCTGTATCGTTATCTATATTCTCTTTGTTAATCTTGTTCTTAGCATTTTCAGTTACTAGAGCTTCTAGTTCTGGAAGTACTTCTGGGAACTTATTATTAGTAAGAAGTTTTTCAGCTTCAGCATCACTAGCATCTGTATAAACAATCTTTTCACCAGTAACACCAAATAGGAACTTCTTATATAGATCCGGCTCTGCACGAGCCGCTTCTATAAGATCGTCAGTATCTCCTACTATATCCCAGTCTATAGAGACTTTCTTAAACTTAAGAACAGCATCTGGGTTACCAGAAGTTCTTATAGTCTCGATGATAGAACGCATATCCTCGAAATCTTGTTCTTGGACATCATCGCTACCCGCTCCTGGAATAGGAGTTCTTCTCTCTTCAGTACCGACTTTAACACGTTGATCTTCGAATATACCAGTACCTACTAGTTTTCTCTCAGTTCTACCGGTTGGAACATCACGTTCTTCGAAACTACCTGTTCCTACCTCACGTCTCTCAGTCCTACCAGTATCTACCATTTTACGTTCAGTTCTACCGGTATCGTACTCTTCCTCGTGATATGTACCTAGACCAACTTGTCTAGTCTCATAACGACCGGTACCAACAAGCTTACGTTCAAATACTCCAGTACCTACTAGACGTTTTTCGAATCTACCAGTACCGACGTCTCTCATCTCTTTTTCAGTAGGATGATCTTCTTCTACTAGAGCAGTATGACGCATAGTACCATCTTTAGGTTCTAATAGTCCAGCTTGTGTAGGCTCATCACCTGTACCGTATTCTGTTATCCATTTGATAGCAAGGCCTTCTTTAGTAGGCTTGATAGGATCTACTTCAGGGTTACCTAGGTTATCCTTAGTTATGTTACCTTTACTATCGCGTTTATAGTTAGGAATAGTTTTCTTAATTATATCTGCATATAGTGTAAGGTTAGATTTTCTACCTACGCCTCTAGGTTTAAGTCTTTGTAACATAACCATTTGACCAGCTTGTAAAGCTCCACTAGCGAATAGTATAGGATGTCTAAAGTAAATAGAATCCTGATCGAATACATCATCGCCATATATAGCTTTAGCACCAGCTGCATCTACGATATGATCTTTCTGACTACCTTTATTTGCGAGGATATAAAACTTAGGTAAATGCTGTGGGACCTGTTCTTCGCCTAGTGGTTCTAATCGAATAGACTGATCATCAGCACCTAATGCTATGAACCTAGGAGTAGCTCCAGCGGCATATAGATTGGTAACTGCCATTTTTATCTCCTTTATTTATATAAATATGTAATATATACGCTAGTACCATCATTATTCGTCTTACGTTTAGTAAGAAGCAATGTATTATCCAATAGAAGTATATTTCCATTAGGATATTCATCAGCTGCAAATGTTGTAGGTATCTGCGTAAACCTTCTTTGTTTATAGCTATATGATAATATAGCACTATCATCATCGTCTGATATTTTTTTAGTTTTATAAATAAGATTGTCTCCATTAGGTAAATTACGTCCTACAGGCTTAGCTTTTAAAAAGCTTATAGGATTTACGCTTATAGAGGTTTCAAACTTATCTTTCATTATCTCGTAACGATATGTAAAGTTCTCTTCACCAGTCTGAATAATTAATCTACTATTAGCTAGCCTTAAGAACCATCTATATGTAGCATCATTATTAGCCGCTGATGGTACATTAGCTTTCTCTACACAAGTAGACGTTGTTATGTCTATTTCATATAGCTTACCCAACGCTGTAGGTAAGTATAAAAACTTAGTAGGCGTTATTTGTGCTAATGATCCATTTTCAGAAACAGTATATCTATCTCCTGTAGGATGGTTAACCATAGATATTAAATCATACGTATCTGTATGGGTATTATGTCTATAGAATAGGAAAACCGGATCTTTATCAGCTCCTTGACCATCTCTCCACGTATCTACTACTAAGATATTATTTTCCGTATATCTTATATAGGTTCTACTATTTGTAACCGATAATAGATTAACTCCCTTTAACGATTCATCGGTTTTAACCAATCTCTTGTTAACATATTGATATTTAAACAATAGTTTACTTCCAACTATAGGCATAGGTATATAACCCGTAGGTATCTGCATAGTGGTTATTGCATCTGAATAAACACCGTCTGTAGACCTAGCTAATGCCTCAATTTCACCTTTGTATTCATACTCAACATCTTCTATCTCTCTGATACCAATGGTAGCAGTATGAAGGAATATACTGTTGTGTCCGACATCGCCTTCCGTATTAATAGCGATCACGTTGATCTTTACTACAGTATCGAATGGGAAAAGATGCCAAGGTAGTGGGAATGTTAGAGTTTCCGCTTCTCTATCATTGGCTATAGTGTATAGTAAGGTGTTGTCATTCAGATTAACAACGTCTATACGTTTCACGTTCATATTAGCTAACGCATTTATCCTACGTAACGATAAATGGTAGACCTGTCCTACAGGAACATCGGTAGTAGGCGAAGTAACCTCGAAGTTAAACTTCTGTAAGTCTATGGTTATAGTAGCTACGTCAGATTCTATACCTACGGAACTACCATGTATACAATGGACTGTCAGTGAGGTTCTAGACATAATAGTAGAGTTTTTCTCTACACGGATAGAGGTTTTATTTTCCCTATCTTCTAACGAAATGAACACTACTTGCTTAGCACTATCTTCTATTATCCAGGACGTGTACTCGTGCCCTGACATATTAGCTTTAAACGTTGAGCTAGTTAAAGTAAAGAACTTAGAGTTGGGGTCGTGAAACTCCCGCTCGTTAAGTTCAACCCACGGAGTTTCTATAATATTATCTCTATTATAGATAAGAGCTTCGTGTTTAGACTTATCGTACCTAATGATCTTAGTAGGAGTATAGTGATCTAAATTGCTACTAGCGAAGTGCCTTTTAGCTCGGATGTAATAAGTTGTATCCGGTAGTAGAACACTATCGTATACAAACTTAAGTATATCACTAGGTTTATCTACTCTAACCGATGTTATGATATCTGTTATTTCTCTATCCCTAGCTAGTTCAAAAGTCGTACCTATTTGTTCTTCGGAACTATCATCCGCTATAAAAGGTTCTAGCGTAAAAATGAACATCAACTACTCCTTTCTTTAAGATTTACTTATATCCTTAGATTACTTATCATAACCTAAAAAAAAATAAGTATTAAAATTAATGCAATTGTATATTAGATACAAAAACATCAGTTAAGTAAAGCCCTTGTATAGCAAGGCTTTGAGTAAAAAAGTACTAGCTACTACCCTGTAACAAGGGTAGTAGCTAGCATTATTAGGACAAAAAATGAACTATATAAAAGATGAGTTGTATATACGAAATATCAAAATCTTAAAATCTAAAAGGAAATTCTTAATTTTATTCGGCTTATATCTCAGGTTCTGTCCGGCATTTTAGAAACGAGGTACTATACCAAACCACACAGTATAGTACATTATTTTTTTTTTATTCAAGGCTTATAGTGTAATATACAACTCATTATAATAGGATATACAGGGAATATCGATGATTAACCATACTATAATATAAGGAAGTAAGAGATGAGTTTTACTAGATTGTTTAAACAAGTAAATATGGAAGGACTTGGAGAAGAGTTACCTGTTAGTGATACAACCGGTGAAAGAGATAAGGAAATAGAAGAAGATGCTGAGTTATATAACAAAGTAACTGAAGCTACTAAGCTAACAGAGGATAATAAGAAGCTTGAAGAAGAAACTAAGGAATATGTAGCTACTCTAGAAGAAGAAGGTGAACTTGAAGATAACTCTGATATCCTAGACGGAACTATAGGAGAAGCTAAAGTTACTGATAATGAAATAAACCAAGAGGATTTAAATATCCTTAGAATTAGATTACTAGGTAGTCTGTCTAGGTTAACTAAGTATAACTATTCTACAACTATGCTAGCTAAGGAATCTTTTAACTCTCCTATAGAAGAAGCAATGTATCTTTCTAAACTATATAAAGAACAACTTACTACTATAAGGTATAACCAAGAAGGGCTACTAGCTTCTATTATAACAGGTATAGGTGGAGTTATGACTTCTCTAGAGAAACATACTAGATCTAGGAAAGGTTTCTTAAAAGGAATGCTTAATGACTTAAGCAAAAATAAGTATGAACTAGAAGATGGTATGGAAGATAAGTTTAACGATAAATATCCAAATCTAATCAATGCTTACCTTATGTATATAGAAGGTGATAACGATTTACTTATATACTTACAGAATAATCTTAAGATCATAGAGGGTGGTATAAAAATATCATACGCTTCAGTACCTACGCAAAAAGTTCCTATTAAGTTACACAGTATAGAGGCTAGTGTAGAGAAAGAACTTAAGAGTAAGCTTAGTGGAGATGATAACATACTAACTAACCCAGATGGAGTTGATCTAGAATACCAAGACCATAAGATAGTAGGTATATGTGCTCTTAAGGATAAGATAGTCTGTGATTATTGTATTAAATACAATAGAGGACTAACATTCCATACCTATACAGAAACTATGGATAGAAGAAATCATATGGAGCTTTCTATAGATACTGCTAAAGTAGTATTGCAAGATGCTCTACGTAATATAGATCAAGTAGCTAATCTTATAGCTAGAATAAAAGATAGTAGTATCAAAATAGCTAGGTTACATTCAGAAGCTGATAAAGTAGAAGATAAATGGTATAAGAAAATATTCCTTAAGAAGACTGATAAATATAAGGATATAGTAAATACCTATTATAATCTAGTAGAAACCTATAGTAGATTTATATTAAGGAATCTAGCTAAACAAGATAACTTACAAACTGAAGAAACTATAGGAGATGTAGCTAGTGGAGTATATGAAGGAACTAAAGCTGTAGCTAAAGGAGCTTTCAGTGTAGTACGTGGAACTGGTAAAGCTGTTAAAAGCCTATTTAGCAAGAAAGACGAATATTAAACAAAATGCACTACGGTATCCTATATAGGATACCGTAGTGTTATATTTTACGTAAAGGTGAAGTTAGATATAAATCAAGGGGGAAAGAATCTAACTTCAGATATTAAGCAAGTCCTGATAATTTCTCTATAAGAACTCTTTGTATCCTTAGAGAAGCATCGACTAGTCTAGCTATAGCTACTGCATCTGTAACTAGTTTAGCTCCTAATGGTAACATATCTTTTATTTCATTAAGTCTAGTTTTACTTACAGCTACTGAACCTTTATTAACCATATTATAGAAATTAGTAGCTCTAGTTCCTATCCTAGTGGATATATCTTGTATAGTAGCTAGTTTCTCAAAATCTCTTATACCTATAATATCTTTTAGAGTATTATGGCATATTTTAAAAGATGTAAAGTTAGGAAGTATATCTTTAAACTCTCTATAGTCTGTTAAGACTTGACCATTGATTACATCTACTAGATAATCATTAAGTTCACCTTGGAACTTTTTGATCTTATCTAGTAAATCTTTATTAGGAGTTAATGATGTTCTGAACTCTTCATCACCTACTAGCTTACTAAAGTAAGTATCTAGTTCCTCTAGTATAGGAATGATCTCTTCGTTTATTTTAATAGCATATGGTTTAATACCAGTTACTAATGTATAAAAATCTACATTGATACCAGGTATATAAGGAATCAGTATCTTAGATACAGCCATATACTTAGAACCTTCAGCGTTAGATACTTTATTTACAATGTTATCTGCCTTATTAAGATCTGATAAGATCCTCTTAGTTCCTTTAGATAGTTCTGTTGTAGTAACTTTACTACTTAAACCAAATACACCCTTTAGAGCTTCAAACTTACTAGAAAAGAACTTAGATGCTGTAAGCATAAAAGAACCAAAGTCTTCTTGGTTAGCTACTATGTTATTTACAGCGTAATCTAAATCAGGGACTAGCTTATAAGCTATATTATAATCACGGTATATATTTTTCATTTTACATTCATCCTTATATTTAAGTAGATATCGAATTTCACATAACAAAACGATACTATGTATTAGTTTATAAAGGATTTAACGTCTTATGAGTAAAAATATATAATATATAGAAAGGAATATATAACACATGGCTATAGCGTTTAACGTAGCACCAGAAGAAAAAATAAGACCTAAGATATTCATCAACGTAGGTTGTTGTCTAGATATACCATCTAGTAGTTTAATCTCAGGAGCTAGAGGAGAAACTATATATAATGGTGGACTAGGTCAAGTAGTTGGTATAGTAGGAGCTGGTAATAACTTTAAATCTACTATTATACATTACTTAACATTAGCAGCTGCTAAATGTATAAAGGAAGCTACTGATACTTATATACTAACTAGAGATACTGAAATGAATGTATCGTTAGACAGATTAGAAGCTCTAGCTAGACCATTTAAGGTATTCGGAGAACATCCAGTAACTGGAGATAACCCAATATGGACCGTAACTGATAGCACACATAAGTCTGATAACTTATGGGCTGCTGATTTCTTTAAGTATATGGAGGAGAAAGCTAAAGATAAGAAATCCTATATGAAGATAGA